TATGTTAGAAGCAGAAAAAATTAAATCAAATTGGGAACAATACCGTCAAGCGGTAAATGATTATTTTCCAACCCGCAAAGATCAACTTAACCGAATGTATGATGATTTTGAAGACCGTATGGTAATGATGCCGGCATCTTCAATGGCTCACTTCCACAATGCGTTTGCAGGAGGATATGTAGACCACGTACTTCGTGTTATTGCATGTACTGAGAAACTTTATGAATCTTGGTCTGAGATGGGAGCAGATATGTCTGGCTATACCGTTGAAGAACTTCGTTTTGCAGCAATGCATCATGATTTAGGTAAAGTAGGATTTCCAGGTGATGGTAATGAAGTTTATCAAGTTGAAACATCTGATTGGCATCGCAAGAATCAAAATAAGATGTATAAGCACAATGAAAATATTCCATTTACAATGGTACCAGATCTTTCAATTTGGTTGCTTCAACAATATGATGTAAAGCTGTCTTGGACAGAATATCAAGCAATCAAGATTCATGATGGAATGTATGATGATGCAAATAAACCGTATTTTGTTGCTCGTTCAGCACAAGCTAAATTGAAAACAAATTTGCCAATTGTTTTACATCATGGCGATCATATGGCAGCACAAATTGAATTTGAGCGTTGGAGAAATAAAGATCAAGTTACTCCAAAACCATCTGTTGAAAAAAGCAAAATAACAAAAAGTAATGGGTTGAAAAACTTAGCAGAAAATAATCCAGATGTTGAAAAAACATTAACGGATATTTTTAGTGCATTTAATCAGGATTAATATGATAACAGGTTTATTAATAGTTATATTGTTATTGACTGCAATATATCTTTCTTTTAGAGTTTGGTATTTAGCAGGTGCTTTAGCAGAAGCTCAAGAATATATTGAAGATTTAGAATCTACAAATCAATACATGTATGAACGAATTGCTCAATCATATGATGCAATGAAACAAATTGATCGTTTAGGCGCGTTTGAATCGGAAGATGAAGCAGGAACAACATTTCAGCTTTTGAAACAAGTAATTGATGAATTAAATAGAGAATTTGATAATGGCGCGCAAGAAAAAGAGTAACGTTTATTTCACAAAAATTACAGATATTGCAATTTCTGCATATAATAAATCTGAAAATAATTTAGCACTGCGAGAAAAAATCTATCGTAGATTTATATATCCAGCTTTTATGAAGTTAGCTGAAAATATTATTAATAAAGTCAAACCAGATTATATTGATTCAACATTTCAAGATTTACAAACAGATTTAGTTACATATCTAACAGCTCGTTTAGATAAATTTAATGCTGCAGCAGGCAAGGCATATTCATATTATACTAGAACTTCTTTTAATTATCTAATTGCAGAAAATCAAAAAGGATATGCAAAAGTTAAAGCAGATGCTTTAGAAATTGATGTAGACGAACAACGCAATGTTATCACGGAAATGCACAATGAAGATATGCTAGAAACATTGGAATACTTCATGGATGCGTATATTGATTATTGCTATGATAATTTAAATTATATTTTTAGTAATCCTACCGATATCCATGTAGCAGATTCAATTCTTCATATTTTTGAAACTCGTCAACATATTGAAAATTTCAATAAAAAAGCACTTTATATCTTTATAAGAGAACGTACGGGTTTAGAAACAACTAATATTACCCGAGTGATTAAAGTTTTAAAACAAATTTATGAAGATAAATTCCGAGAGTATGAACAAACAGAATTCATAAAATTGCCGTTTTAATATTTATTATTAAAGGATTTACGGTATGGATAGAATGGATGAATTGTTCAAAGGAACAACCTTTGCAGATTTAATGTCTGATGTTTATCATAATTCAAAAAAGAAAGATAGGCAGATTAATCAGCTTATATCTCAGTTACAGCCCTTAATTAAAAATGCATCAGATGCAACAATCATTGTTCCGTTAATCAAAGAATATTTAGATGTTGCAGTAAAGAATGATGATCATCTTGTTAAGTTAACAGCAATCGTTCAACGATATATTTCAACAAAACAAACTATTTCAGGTGCAGATAGTTTATTAAGTGATGAAGAAAAACAACAACTTCTACGTGTTGCTGAACAAACTTTATCTGCAGAATTAACAGATGAATTAGATGCAATTACATATGAAAGCACTGCATTAACCGAAAAAATTGATAATGCTAAACGCAAGTTAGAAAAGGACGTTAATGGATAACATTGTATGGGATGTTGCAGAAGTTGTAGGATATGATAGAACTTATAAGTACATATCAACGCCTGTAGAAGATTCTAATATTTCAGAATTATTTGCCCTGCGTGTAAGATCTTGCGGACAACTATATAATCAAAAAATATATATTGCTAAACCAGGCAATTTAAGTATTAAAAAAATACCATTAGTTGGCGAGTTTGTTTTAATATACAAAACATTTAATCAACAAACTACTAATAACAAATGGCGTGAAAGTTGGTATTATTCTTCTACAGTTGACTTACAATCTTCAATCAATGAAAATATGATACCTGGTATATCAGGTCAACTTTCTGAAGAACAAATTTCTAATTTACAGCCTGGATATACATTTAAAAGAAAATCTATTTCTCCTATACAGCCGTATGAAGGAGACGTTTTAATTGAAGGTCGTACTGGTAATAGTATTAGATTTAGTAGCACAATAAGTACTAATTATCCTGCTTCATATTATTTCAAAAAACCAACTTGGTCTGGTAATGATGCATCAGCAGGTGATCCGATAATTATATTATCAAATCGAACAATAAATAAAGATAAACGAGAATTTGTTGTAGAAGATATTGAACAAGATACATCTTCATTATATTTAACTAGTACACAACAATTGGATACATTTAAATTATCTAACGAATTAACTGTAAATAATAATTTTGTCGGTTCTCAATTAATCGGCTCGGCTGATAGAGTTATATTACGAGCAAAAAATGATATTGCAGTACTAGATTCGAAAAAAGGTATTGTATTAAATACACCTGGTGATATAAAATTAGGAGATGATTCTGCAGATCAATCTATGGTGCACGGTGAAGTATTAACTAGAATTATAAATAAATTAGCACGTGCAATTTTAGCCGGCGGCACTGCATCCGGTGCTATGGTTACTAGTAATGCTGCTACGTTACTAACAGATATATCCGCGGATCTAGAAGAATTAACTAGTAAAAAATATAAAATAAAGAAAACATGATATGGCAGTAGCTCCACCATTTGATTTAGTTATTCAAAAAGTACCAACAGCAATTAATAAATTGCAAGGGGCTTTAAACAAATTGATTGATCGATTAAATGAAAAAGTAAGCGATGCAATATCTGATGCTAGTAAGTTATCGGATCGAATTGATTGTTCAGATCCTAGAGTTAAAAAAATAAAATCTACATTACAATCTATACAACAAATCATACAAAAAATACAAGAAGTTTTAAGAATATTACAGATTGTAGTGCCTGCATTAACTATTGCAGCTCAAATTGCAGCTACATTAATTAATATACAATTAGCAGCACCAGTTCCATCGCCACCTGCGCTAGTTCAAGCAATGGCTGTACAAAATGAATTAATTTCTACAATTGTAGGTGCATTAAAACAAGCATCTATTATAATTACTGTAGTTAATGGCGGAGTAATTTTAGCATCATCTGGCTTAGCACTAGTAATTAATAAATTGTCTTCAATATGTAATGATGAAGTATTTGAAGTTTCAGCAGTTACGAAATTAGCAATTGATCAGTTAAATACTGAATTTATTGATTATACTGCTTCAGAATTTTATAACATAAAAAATGTTTCGATTGACGATTTAGATAATCGAGAATCGCTTATACAACAGCTTAATTCAAAACAACTTAGTATCATTGATAATTTATTAGAACTACCTAGCAAAGTTATCAGAGTAACTGGTCCTGGAACCCCAGAATCGATTATTGGAAAACAAGGAGATTTTGCTATCAATGAAACTACCAAAACATTTTATGGCCCTAAAGTTTCAGATACTGATTGGGGTATGGGCATAAATTACTAATCTACATATTTATTAATAAAGTATTCATATGGATTCTAAAACACTTATAAAAGCACTTAAAACCGCCGTACGTGAGGTTATTAAAGAAGAATTAACAGAAATTCTTCGTGACGGGTTACAATCTACAATCGTAGAAATGAAAAAACCTACTGCTGCAGCTGTCAAGACACAAAGAACTAGTTCTCCAGCACCAGTAGTACAAAAGAAATCTAAAGTTCAATTTTCTGAAAATAAATGGGCATCTATTCTAAATGAAACAGATGCTTTAGTTGAACAAGGACCTTCTTCAATGAATAGTTTTGCAGATATGATGAATGAAGGAATGGATGAAATACAGATGACATCAGCAAATGCACAAGGATTTGGAATGATGCGTCAAAATATGAAAGAGGCAATGGGAT